AAGCTGGTCTAAATGCATACGTGCTGTATGTATGCGTGTCTTCAAGTCTATCATCTGCTCAAGCATATACTTCTGCAAGTCAGACATATCGTCAAGCACAAACTCCTCACCATCAATTGTTACTGTTTTCTTTTCCATCTTCTTTCTCCTTTCGGTTAATCCACTCTTCATACTGTGGATGTTTAGGGGGTGGGTTAAACTGCACCCACCCTTCCTCTCGTTTCCATGCTAACTTCTCTTTCTTCTTACTCACTGAAGTAATTATCCAGAATATCTAGTCTGTCTTCATGCATAGCCATCTTATCTAATTCAGCCTGTATAGCTTCCATAATATCTGAATGCTCTCCTATACCTGCTGGGTTTTTAAGGTACACTTCAATGTTCATGCAGTGCAACTGGCTATTTGCTTTTGCATGTAGCTTGAGTGCTTGTATCATAGCATCTCTCATCTGTCAACTCCTTTCTGTTTAAACCTGTGCTTGAAGAATACAATCATGTTGATGATAGTATTGACAGTGATAGCTACTATGAGCCACCACTGCCACCATGTAGGCATATCTACTCCTTCAATCATGCTGCGTTCAAGTCCACTACCTCACAGGCATCTGCTGTACAGGCCAACTCACGACCTCCTGTTGTTGTGTCTTCTTTCTCATAGTCTTGTAGCCATGTCCAATCAATAGACTTTGGCATCTTTGATACCATAGCATCATACTCGTCCTCTGTACAGTCTTGATATGGTGCTTGCTTATATGTGTGGTCACTGAATGGCAGGAAGCTGATGCCTGACACTTCATCAAAGTGGTCGTACACCCAAGAGCCTACCTGCATCCACTCGTGTTCCTTTACAGTGATAGTGACACTAGGCTTATGCTCACACCAGTAACGCTGATAGGCAAGCCACAACTCAAGCTGTTCAATAGCCGACAGGATTGTGCGTGTAACAGCCCCACGTGGTGATGCCATAGGAAAGCTAAACACTGTTGTAGAGTCTGGCTTCATAACATCTGGCTCTGCTGGCACTCCTGCACTCATCATAAACTGCGTAAGCGGGTCTTTATTATCACCACGTACAGTGCGAATGTAGTGTGGGTTGTGCCTCGCATGAATGCCAGATGCACTGTCTACAAGCTGTGATACCGTGCCGCTAGGCTTGACACATGTAATAGCTGTTGACTGTGGAATGCCTAGTTGTTCAGCCATAGCAGCGTTAGTCTCTACTGCTGTGTCACGCAATGATTCCAGTGTTTGCCCAATGTTCTTGCCAAGATGGGCTGACGTACCACTAAGCAAGTCATTGTCCATTATACCTGTCAACGACACGCCAAGCAAACGCTCCTCTTCTGTGTTGTTTCTCCATACCTTACGCAAGTATTTAAAGTCTGTTAATGTGGATTGAAATGTACCCAAGATTGTAGCAAGGCGCACCTTCTCACGTAGTGTTTGCTGTGTATCACTAGCACGAGCAACAACCTCTGACAGATTACAGAACTGATACGGACGCAGGATAATCTCACTACAGGGATTGCAACCAAACTCATGGTCTGCCTCACGACGACCATTCTTAGCTGCCTGTACCCTTGCAGACTGACGGTTGAAGATACCACGCTCACCGGACTTGCTTTCGTACAGGGATACCCATTCACGCATGAATGTACCCATCTCTGGCTTGCCCTTGTAGGCTACGCTGTTATTAGCCAGCGCACGTTGTCCTTCGTTCTCCCACCACTGACCTGACTTAGCGTGTGCCATCTGGTCATCACCAAGATTAGACAAGCTGATGAGTGCGCTACGACGTACACCGCCTACGACTACAACCTCACCAATCTTACACATGATGTCGTGACACTCTACAGGCCACAACCTACGGCCCGTAGCTGCTTTAAACTTGTCGATGATAAACTGAAACAGTTCTTCTAGCGGTGCAGGGCCACTAGCCCGACCACCGAATGTCTTCAGCCTTGCACCAGCAGGACGTACCTCTGACACATCCCACTTAGGAATCTTGCCAGCATACAACAAAGATATCAATTCACGCAGGGATGTTGCCCAGCCGGGGCGGCTGTCACCCACCTTGATTACTGTATCTGTTTCCTGCATGTCTTCATTGACCATAGGCAGCTTGTCTACGTTCTCACGCTCAACAGAGAAGCCTACGCCTGTGCCACACATGAGTATGTACATTGTCTCATCGAATGCACGGGGATGGTCTACAGGCACGTATGAACAGTTGTATCCACCTACGTGGCATCTGTCCAGTGCAGGTCCGGCAGTCATCAAGGCTCTCATGCTAGGCATGACATCCTGATTCAATACAGCCTGTTCAAGTTCACCACGTAGTTCATCCGACAGGACATACTTGTGCTTGCTCTTGAGATGCTTTGTCATATAATCAAAGTATCGTTCTACTGTTTCGCCCCATGTCTCACGACGTTGCTCATCCTCTTTCCATCGGGCATACCGTGAAAGAGCAATAAAGTTCTGATAGTCCGTTGGTAAATAGTTGTTCATGTATCACTCCGTCAATGTTTTCATATGTTTAATGTCGGCTCCATCCACGTCGTAGAAGTACTCGCGGATACCATCCTCAATCTCTGCACCGACATCTTCATCTGCAGGGATTGGATATTCATCGGGGTCAATATCAATTGTGATATAGACTTTAACTCTCATCACTAGCCGCCACATCTTCCCTTAGAGCAGTGAGATACCACTGTGCCTTATCCAAGTCCTCTAACGGCTTACCTTTGTAATCAAAACGCCACAGATACTTCATAATATTACCCTGTAGATAGTACTTGAAGTTTGGGCCTAGTGCTGCCTGAATAGCAGTTATGCACTCAATGCCAGACTGATTGTAGTGTGAAGGACTGTTGACCATATCAATCTTATCACCGATACGACTGGCTGTACCTATGATGTCCTGCAGTACGTCTGATTGTTTAGATGCTTGTTTCATATACTCCTCGTGTCTCATGCTGAACCCCCTGTCTTAGTGTTGAATGTAAGATGAACAACATTGCCATCATATCTTTTCTCTACGCCTACTTCTTCCTCTAGTTCTACCTCAATGTCCATCTCATTGTCAACAACTTCCATGACATATGTATGCACTAAGTTGCGTATGGTTTCGTCCTGTTCCATAATAGGCACAGTAGAACACATCATCTTACAGAAGTGCATTACCTGTCCGTAGCCTTCATCGTCAAGTGGGTTGTCCGGTTGTGAAATGATAGAGATATCAATCTCTCCTGTCCATTCACCGTTTTCTTCGACACTTGGCCTGATACGGATTATGAAGTCCTCATCTTCTATTGTCATATTATCTGGCATGTCTATCTCCTTTTCACTTTGGTTCCACTAAACTTGATGAACTTGGGGTGTTTGTTCCTGCCCTTTTCCTTTAGCCAATCTTCAGGAATAATACGGTCATAGTATCTAAACCCATACTTGATGCACCATTGGGCATACGTAGACTTAGCACCCTTACGCAGCTTGCGTCTGCTGTTCTCAAACACAAACCGTATATCTAACTTAGGGTGTTGCTTCTTGATTGCAAGATGCTTACGCCTATCTGCCGCTGTAAACATACCCTTTGTCTCAATGATGATACCATTGTTCAAGATAAAGTCAGGAGTATAGGTGCGGTAAGCCAAGTCTTCCCATTCAATCTTGATGTTCTCATAGTCATACTTAACCTTGAGTTCATCCAGATAAACAGATAGCTTATGCTCTAGGCCACTCCTATACCCGTACTTTCTAGCTGCACGAAATGCTGTGTAGTTAGGCATTACATTGCTCTTCCCTTGAAGAAGTTCTTTTCACTATACTCGTCTGTGAGAGTCACATATGAAACGGTCTTAGGGTTCTTTGCCTGTGATGCAACAGCAGGTAGTTCTTGTAGTCCCGGCCAGCAAGAGAACCTGTAACGACAGAAGCCACACTCTGTGCCTAGTATTGTGTTACCTGTAGGCTTACCACGGAATGTTTCTGGTATGGGGTCAAAGCAACGCTCAAATCTATTCTCTTCCATAGTATATGCTGTGTCTTTAATCTTGCTGACTTCCTCATCAACATTAATACCTGTAGCCGGTACATATTTAAAGTCACCGTTTGCCTTGTTGACTACCCACCATCCACCGGCACGTTTGCCTGACGCTTTGGCATAACCAGCAAGCTGTGCTACATACCCGAAAGCATCACCCTGTCTAAGAGTGTCAAAGGATTCAAACTTGTTAGTGTACG